CGGTGGTGTCGGTCAGCGCTTTGAGGTTCTCGGGCTCGGACGACCCACCGCTGCCCTTCCGGATGCCCTGCGTGGCATAGGCGAACTCGCCAGATGCCGGGATCATGGTGACGGCCTGCGTTAGACCCTCCGCCGTATCCAGATCGGCCAGTAGGCGGAATACCTCGAAACTCAGCTGCGGGATGCGGTTGCCGTAGTTCCCAAGAGGCAGGTCTTCGAAAATGACATAGGCAGTGCCACGATAAGCGGGCGTGTTCGCCGCGCCCATCTTCGTCGAAATGAACGGATCGGCCGTTTGGCCCTCGTCGCCGGGATACCAGCGCCAGGTGATCCCGGCAGTGTCCAGCAACTTCCCATCGGCCCAGATGCGGCCGATCCCAGAGATCGGCCCCTCGCAGAGCGCAACCGCAAAGGAGGCATAGTAGAAGTATTCGGTCGTCTTGACCTTACCGCCACCCCCTCCGCCCTTGCCGCCACCTTGCGTGGTGGTCTTCGTCTCCTCGCGGAAATCCGTCGCCCAGATGATGTTGCCGCCGATCCGCATACATCCGTAGAGGCGTGGGATCACGGCCCCTTCCGTGGCCGAAGTGATGCGCAGATTGTCCATCCGCGCACCTTCGATCCGCTGGGTCGGCGCCAGCGACGAGATGATCCAGCTGTCGACAACCGATCCGATTGTGGAGCCGATGAAGCCGCCGATGGTGGCGGCGCTGACGCCAAGGATCGCGCCGCCGATCGAACCGCCAATGGCGGCGCCAGCAGCGCCGAGAACGAGGGTGGCCATGTCGGGGTCTCAGCGTTGCGGGAACAGGAAGGCGAAGGCGATACGCCGCCGCCAGGAGGGAGTGAGTGGTTCTTCGATGACGCCGAGCCGCTCGTAGGCGTGGAGGAAACTGTCAGGCCCGGTGAGGATCCCGACATGCTTGGCGATGGCGCGGGGCTTCATACGGAAGAGGACCAGCGCGCCGGGCCCGGCCTCGGCGGGCGACACCTCGAGCATCATGCGCCGCGCGCCGTCCGCCAGAACCTCGCGCGGACCGGTCTCGCCCCAGTCGCGGCTGTAGGGCGGGATCGGGAATAGCTCGGGACCGACGACCTCGCGCCAGATGCCCCGGGCCAGCCCGAGACAGTCGCAACCGACACCGCGCAGGCTGGCCTGATCGTGATACGGCGTGCCGAGCCAGAAGCGCGCGACGGCGATGACGCGCTTAGGATCGGCGTTCACAGCACCGACCCCTCATGCCCGCCATCCTTCGTGGCGTAGCGCAGCACGGCATCCTGGCCGGGGATGTGCGGGAAGCCTCGGAAGTTGGCAGTGTTGGCGAACTTCGCTCCACACGTCTCGATCCGCTTGTCGCAGCCCGCGCGAATAATGAAGGCATCACCGCCAGCGATGGACCGCACAGGCGCTTCGAGCAGCGTTACCACCGCGATGCCATCCGTCAAATCATGTGAAATGACCTCAGCTCTCCGCCCGACATTTGCCCCGCTGGTCCATTCAACGGTGCCAAACGTAAACCAGCCCGAGGTAAAACCGCCGAGGCCCGAGGCTGTGAAGGCCCGGTCGCGCAGGAGATCGATTACGGCACCCGCACCCTTGAACGCCGGATCCTCAAGATCGACGCCGCAGCGTGCGTCGCCGAGGGCGGCATCGCAGGTCGCCTGGAAGGTCCGCCCGACCGTCTGGCCCAGCACATGCGCGAGCGAACGCACCTCGGCCACGAAAGCCAGCCGTCCGCGCCGGATCTGGCCGATAGCGCCGCGCCGCATCAGGACGCGCTGGCCGGTCTCGGCCCAGTTCACCCGCCAGACCTCGACCTCGGCATTGTCCCAGCGGCCGTCGAGGATGTCAGTCTCGGTGATCCGATCCGAAGTCAGCACGCCCTCGGCGTCCTGCGCATCCACTGACAGGTCCGAGCCCGAGCGGACCTCTGATGCCGTCAACCCGCTTTCCGGCTCAAAGTCGGTCCCGTCGAAGCTGAGCGACCGGTCGTGATCGGTGAAACCGAAGGTGACGCCATCCGCGCGCGTGATCCGCCAGCACCAGGCGAGCGTCGTCGTGCCCTCGTCGAGATGGGCCTGCAGATCGGGGATAATGCTTTTCATCGGCGGAGTTCCAGCAGCGGGATGGAGGTGATTGAGCCAAGCCGCTCGAGGTCGAGCGTCACGTCGAGCGCGTCGGTGTCGAAGCGGACGGGCACGTCGAACTCGAAGCCTGCGGTGATTGCGACCCCAGAGCCCGGTGCGGCAGCTAAGCTGACGACGCCGGTGGCCGTGTCGACCGACCACCCGGAGAGCTGCTCGACCCCGCCGAGCGCAATGCGCACGGTTGCGGTCACCGGCTTGGCGATGGCGCGCACCCAGGATTGAGCACCGGAGGCGTAGTGCTTCACCAACTGGAACGCTGTTGTCGCGCCGTCGCCGGTCCCAATCGCCTGATCGGTGGGTGATGACGTGCCCGAGGGAAGGCACGACTTGTAGTCGCCCCAGTCCTTGAACCGGAAGCCATACAGCCGACCGTTGCGCGCCTCGAAGAAGGCGACGACCGCCGCCAGATCATCAGCGCGGCGGATGCCATAGGCGACGTCGTAGCGGCGGCGTGAGTTTGCCCAGCTGGCGTTGCGTTCCTCATCGCCGCTGGCGAGTTCAACGATCTGGGTGCGGCGTTCCGGTCCGCCGCGCGCGCCCCGGCTGATATTGTCGGGAAACCGGACCTCGTGAAACGCCATCACATGCCCCTCCGCCCAAGGGACACCGCGCGGGCGATGTCGGCCGCGACTTGAGTGCGGGACTGCCGGAAGCTTTCGGCGTCGCGGGCCATGATGGTGACGTTGACCCCGCCGCCTGCGCCGTAGCTCTGCGCCTCGCGACGCGACAGGACCCGTTCACCGCGTTGCAGGATCGCGGGCACCTCGTCGTGGCGCAGCCCGGCAACACCGCCGGAATGCATGCGAGGCGCTACCGCGAATGCCATGGCCGGAACCATGCGCGAAGGTCCGCCCGATCCAACCATGCCGCCCGCATGCAGGATGTTCGCGAAGATCCCGCCCGCACCCCCGAGCGCACCGGAGAGCGCATTGGCGATCGGCCCGAGGATGAACCGGCGCGCAGCCAGCTTGGCGAGATCGGCCAGCAGCGAGGTGACGAGGTCGCGGAAATCCAGCTTGCCGGTTTTCACGAACTCGCCGACGGCGTTTTCGGCCGACTGGAAGGCGCCGACGAGGCTCTGGCCGATGTCGCCACCGATCTCGCGGGCTTTGCTGGCGTAGTCAGACAGAGCCGCCGTGACCGCCTGCCAACCCGTGACGGCGGCCTCGGTGTCGGGTTCGGCGGCAGTGGCCGCAGCCCCGGCCGCAGCGCCTGCACCCGTGGCCGCACGTCCGGCATCGCCAAGGGCTGTCTCGAACCGCTCCGCCGCGTCGGTCGCCTCGGTCAGCGCGTCCGCGCCACCTTCATCGCTGCCTCGCACCGCATCGCGCAGGGCCTGCCAACTTGCGAGCGGCGCGCGTGCGCCCTCGGCCAGATCGCGCGCGGCGCTGCGATAGGTATTGGCCGTGGCAAGCGCAGTATTGGACGCCTGGCTGAGCCCAAGATCGGGTGCGGTGAGCGGGTTGTCCTCGAAGGCCCGGTCGAACGCTGTCTGCGCCGCCGTCGTGGCAGCACTGGCCGCGCCCTCAAACCGGTTCTCGATCTGACCGAGGTCGAGATCGGGGATTACCGAAATACGCCGCTCGGACCCGAGCGCCTCCAGCCCCTTGTTAATCCCGCCGATGAACGTATTGATGCGGGAGACAACGGCGTTCAGCATCGCCTCGACGCCATCGATCAGGCTGTTCGCCGCCTGAAACGCCAGATCACCGATAGCCGGCGGGAGCAGTCCCCAGATCGCCTTGATTGCCTCGTACGCGCCCTCGAACGTGTTCGCAGCGGTGTTGCCGAAACTGACGACGCTCTCGATGGCGCTCTGCATTCCCAAGGCCGCGTCGGCCTTCAGGTCGAAGA